CTATTGCTGGGTAAGATCATATTACATGAACAGGCCGAATTCCGGGTTACTGGTATGACACCCCAAGATTTTGTTAACAAAATAGTTCAGAGTATTCCGGGACTTGCTAACGACCATCGACTATTTGTTAGTTTGCGAGATCAACTTCCGCTGCTGGCAGAAGCTGCCCCTGGCCCTTTCCTTGATGCCCTTGAGCAATTGCTTAAGGGCAATGGGGAAATGATTGCTCCAATATTCAATGAAGATAAAGGGCTGTTAACTCCTCGAAGTCATTATCATGGATTAAAATGGGCATTGGAAGCCTTGGCTTGGGAACAAACATATCTATTACGCGCTGCAATCTGTCTTGCAAAACTCGCTGTAATAGATCCCGGAGGAACTTACTCAGATCGCCCTCTTAATAGTTTAAGAACCATTTTTCTGGCATGGTCTCCTAATACATGGGCACCAGTAAAAGTTAGAAATGCAATTATAAAAAAAATTATCACTATTGTTCCTAGTATTGGGTGGAGTTTGTTACAAAATCTCCTTCCTCGCTCCCATGATACCTCTGATCAAAACCAAAAAATGAAGTTCAGAGAGTCGGATAAAGATGTAGAAAAACTAACGTGGGGCGTTGTTTGGGAGGGGCAAATCTTTATTATCCAAGAAGCAATTAAACTTGCAGGTATACTCCCAACAAGATGGGAAATCCTAATCTCTCATTTAAGCTCATTCCCTGAGAATGCAATAGATGAAACACTTTCTCATCTTGAACTTTGCCTTTCTCAACAAACTGAAGAGGATCAGTTCATCGTATGGGAGGCTTTGCGTCATGAGTATTCTCGCCATAAAAAATATTCAGATGCGAACTGGGCATTTAAATTTGAGTCTATGGAAAAAATAGCGAAAATACTTGATAATTATAAACCAATTGACATGGTTAGAGCCAGTTTATGGATTTTCAATGATTGGGATTCTGATATTGAAGAGTCAATTGAAAATGCTGGCGGAATTTTTTCTTCTGTCGAAGAAATGCGAAGTGAAAAACTTAGGGAAATATACTTTACTTTAGGTTTGTCTGGGGTGAAAGACCTTTTTCAACAAGTTAATAATGTTTTTATTGCAGCAAGGCATATATCAGCACTCTCGTTGGATGAAGAAAAATTAAATGATTTGTTTGTAATGCTTATTAACAACAAAAAAAATATTGATGAAGTTTGTGGGTTGTTAATGCAATATGGTGTTGAATGCTTTGGTGCTGAATGGCTTAATAAAATAAAAGTGTATTTTAAACAGTTTAAAATTACCCCTGATAGGGCTGGGAAAATCTTAGCATCGTTAAGAGACTCACAAGAGATATGGAGCATTATTGAAGGGTTTGAAGATAACATCAACGAAAAATATTGGTTGCAAAAACAACCCATTGCAATGATGGGTAAAACTTCGGATTTATTTGTTCTTATGGATAAATATATAGAAAGGGGCCGGGGTCTTGCTGCTATTATATCAGCAAATCAACGCCTTTCTGAGATTCCATCTACAACACTTTTATATCTTCTAGATATAGTCGTTAAAGAAATAAATAGCCAGGATATCCAATTTGATACAATGCTATCGTACTATGTAAAAAAAGTTTTTGATGAACTCAAACAACGTAACGATGTTTCTGAAACAGATTTGGCATTTAAAGAAATGACCTACTTGCCTTGTTTTCCGGATAGCGATGAGCCACTTATCCTGCATCGTCTAATGATGAAAAAGCCAGAGGTTTTTATAGAAGCAATATGTATTGTATATCGTAGTGACGAAGATGAACAAACAGAACCATCGGAGTTGGAAGTTAAAAGAGCTACTTCTATATACAGATTACTTGAAAAATTACGAATACTACCAGGGCAGATAGACAATGAAATTGATCAAGATAAACTTGAAGATTGGTGTGAGAATGTACGCCATTTAGCAAAATTGCATCATCGCCAAGAAATCACTGATCATGTAATAGGAAAAATTCTGGCACATGCCCCTAATAGCTCAGTAGATAATTCCTGGCCACATGAAGCAATTCGGCACATCATTGAAATATTATCTTCTGATGAGTTAGAGCAAGGTATACAAATTGGTAGGTACAATAAAAGGGGGGTATTTGCTCGTATGCGTTACGAAGGTGGAAACCAAGAAAGGATATTAGCTGAGCAGTACCGAGAATGGGCAAATTCAATGCCCCACTGCGTCCGTACTTCTGCAATGCTATTTAGAATCGCTGACGAATGGGAATACTCAGCAAAAAACGCAGATATTCGAGCCGCAAAGGCTGATTTAAAATAGAAAGATTCAAAACCAAAATTAGAATAAATCATAAAAACCCTGCTTAAGAGCAGGGTTTAACTTCTTTCAGCGTCATTTAAAATTGCAGACCTTCAGGTTAATCTACCCAAAAACAGAACGGGTTTTAGCTACGACATGTCATCCAACTAACCGCATTGCCTTTATCCCTCCTTCAATCATACTACCGTGATCTGCAGCCATCACAAAATCAGCCCACCACTGCATCATAGGCCGTCGCTGCTCAAGATAATCACTACGGTTATACGCACGACGAACCTCATTCTTATCCACATGAGCAAGTGCAGCCTCAATAACATCAGGTGGAAATCCCTGCTCATTAAGGGCTGTACTGGCGATAGATCGCAGGCCGTGTGAAACGAGCACCCCACCAAAACCTGCGCGTTTTAGCGATGCGTTTACGGTCTGACTGTTCATCGGCTGGTTTGGCTTGATGCGGCTGGGAAAGATAAATTCTCGATTTCCACTTAACGGCTTCATCATCTCTAGTATCGCAATTGCTTCATCTGACAATGGAACAGTATGGTCGCGGTTCATTTTCATGCGTGCTGCAGGAATCTTCCACTCTCGCGCTTCTATGTCTACCTCTTCCCAGAGAGCTTCAGCCGCTTCGGCAGGGCGGGTAATAGTAAGAAGTTGCCACATGAACAGGCAGCGTGTGGAAAGGCTAATGCTGGCTGTTCGCATCGTCTGCATTAACTGAGGTAGCTGATCCGGTCGAATGCTGGGCATGTTCTTTTTCTGAGGCTTCTCGAAGGCTTTACCGATATTAACGCTGGGAACAGCATCAATCAGCCCTGTGTTCTGGGCATAGATCATGACCTCATTAATACGTTGGCACAGGCGACGAACAGTTTCCAGTGCTCCTCTGGCCTGAACCGGTTGTACGGCCTGAACCAGTGTATGAGCTTTAATATCTGTAACGCTAACGTCGCCAATCGCAGGAAAGACGTCTCTTTCAAGAGAGCGCCAGATATCTTCCGCATAGTCCTCTGTCACACTGGCTTTCTTCACATTCCACCAACGTTCAGCTACGAGTTGGAAAGTGTTGGTTTTGGCTTCCAGCGAACTGCGCAATTGTTCTTGCTGATGTTCCTGCGGATCGATCTGTTTAGCCAGTAGTGAGCGGGACTCTGCACGGTAGTTTCTGGCATCGGCAAGGGTAACTGACGGGTAGGAGCCTATGCTCTTCTTTGCTCGTTTCTTGGTGACAGGGCGAATGTAGCGAAACTGCCAGATTTTACTCCCGCTGGATTTAATGAGTAGCTCAAGGCCATCGCCATCATAGAGAACGTAGTCCGCCTCCTTGGGTTTGGCTGATTCTATTTCTTTAACGGATAGAGGTTTGGTTTGTCTTGCCATTGCCGGGTTTCCATAGTTTTAGGCACCTCAAAAAACAATAAAGCTTTATGAGGTGCCTAACAAGGTGCCTAAAAGGATCGGATTTAATTAGTTTTCTTCGGACTTCGCGGGACAAATTGAGGGCACAAAAAAGCCCGCAGGGCTTGCGCCGTGCGGGCTCTTAGGACTTCATCGGATGACTCTGGTAATCACCGATGGAGAATTTTGGTGGAGCTGGCGGGAGTTGAACCCGCGTCCGAAATTCCTACATACCATTTATATTATAATGAAAACAATAATTTGTTTTCAAAAACAGTTGGTTGGTATTGTTTTGTGTTTATCCGTTTTATACGTTTTTAAAGCTCTGCCGCCAAGTTGCCGCCATTTTCTTGGTGTGTGTATTGTTGCCGCTATGTTGCAATTTCTTGTTTTTTAATAAATACTAATAAATACAACATGGAAGAAACTTGTGTTATAACGTAACAGGTGCGAAATGAGAGAACACAAATTTATTAGTGAGCTTTTTTTAGAAAATAGTCAATTTATTCTTATTGGTTTAACTGGGAGAACTGGCTCAGGATGTACTACTGCAGCAAATATTTTAGAACAAAAAGAAATATCTTTTCCAGATAGTAACGTCTTGGCTGAGTATTATAAAGGATTGGATTTGCGGCGTTATGAAATAGTAAAAAATTTTGCAGAGACTCATTGGAAGAACTTCTATTCGATAAAGGTCAGTGATCTCATTTCAATATATTTGCTCCTTTTATCTCCATCGGCCTTAGCTAAATTCATTCAGTTTTCTGCAAGTAAAATCCCCGATAAAAAAGAAAATTCGATTTCCTTTAAGGCAGCTAAGAAACTGGTTGTTAATGGTGTGTTCGCTAAAAGTTTGTTGAAGATAAAATATCTTAAGGTGATAAAAAATCTTCTTAATCATGATGATGAGATTGACTTTAAAGGCAGGGGGAAAGATACCTTTATTAGGATATTAACTCTTACTCGAAAATTTACACGGGATTTTAAAAGGGAATTAAATGAACTAGAGCCAGGTTTATATATTGAGCTATATCAGTCAGCAGGAAAGTCAATTAGAAGAATAGGGAAGGTTGATGTAGATTATGAAAATCAAGACTTTATTCCAAAGGCTGTTTTTCATTTACCTGAAACAATTAATCGTGTTATTAAAATAATTAGAAAAGTAAAGAATAATAAAGCGTATATAGTCATTGATGCGATACGTAACCCGTATGAAGCTAAATTCTTCAAAGATAGATATGCTGCATTCCATCTGGTTTCTATAAATGCACCAGATGAACATCGAACCAGATATTTAAAGAAATTACATAAGTTCTCAGAGGAACAGATAAAAAAAATTAATGATGAAGAATCTGGTAAAGGAGATGGCGAGTATAATCATCTTACTAATCCTAATGTAAAAAAATGCATTGAAATTTCAGATATACATTTTTTTAACCCTAAAAAAGAATTTGATAATAATAACTTTCTCAAAGCACAAATTGCGTGGTATGTATCATTAATGCAACACCCTGGATTAATATCTCCTACCGCCATGGAAAGGGTTATGCAAGTTGCATATACTGTAAAACTAAATTCTGGATGTATATCTAGGCAAGTAGGGGCGGTTGTGACAGATAATGATAACTCTATCAAGTCAGTTGGTTGGAACGATGTAGCAAAAGGTCAAGTTCCTTGTTCTATGAGGTCATTTGATGGGTTATTGCATGATTTTGATGAGGGAACATATAGCCTGTACGAACGAAGTAATACAAAATTTAGGAGTAAAGTTAAAGAAAATTTAATAAAAATAAGGGCGAGTGATTCAAGTTCTACTGTTTTTAAAGGACTTAATTTGCCATATTGTTTTAAAGATATTCACAACAGCCTTGATGATGAAAAGAAAGGGAATCAAGTGCATACCCGTGCATTGCACGCAGAGGAGAATGCTTTTTTGCAATTGGCCAAATATGGTGGGGTCGGTATTAATGGAGGGAAACTATATACTACAGCTAGCCCTTGTGAACTTTGTGCTAAAAAAGCTTATCAGTTAGGTATGACAGAGATTATTTTTATCGATCCATATCCTGGTATAGCGCAAGAACATATTATTAATATCGGTAGCTTTTCCCCTAAACTTATTCAATTTAGGGGGGCAATTGGAAAATCCTACCATAGACTTTATGAGCAAGTTATACCTATGAAGGATGAATTGGATTACTTGATGAAATAGAATTTTGGCTGTTTTATATCAAGTTTAATGGGTTCTTAGTAACGGCATCTTCAAGATGATCTGGTGAGAAATGTGAGTAAACCATGGTCATCTTGATATCCGAATGTCCCAAAATATCCCTTAGCACAAGTATGTTCCCGCCATTCATCATAAAGTGGCTAGCAAACGTATGTCGCAGCACGTGGGTGCATTGGCCATCCGGTAGATCTATACCTGCCCGTTTTACTGCTCGTTCAAAGGCTTTTCTACATGGTGAGAATAACTTCCCTCTGTTCTTTGGGAGTTCGTCATACAGCTCCTGTGATATGGGTACTGTTCTGTTTTTCTTGCCTTTTGTTTTTGTATAAGTAATTCGGTATTTCGATATTTGGTGGCCCTGCAGATTTTCGGCTTCACTCCACCGTGCGCCAGTAGCTAGGCATATTTTTGCAATCATTAGTAAGCTAGGGTTTTGAGATTCAGCACATGCCGCCAACAGGCGCTTGATTTCGTCCGTGGAAAGAAAAGCCAGCTCACCTTCGGCAATTTTGAAGGTCGGAAGTCCTGCCAGCGGGTTTGGTGCTGACCAGTGTCCTAGTTTTTTTAATGTACCGAACACAGATGATAGATTGCGCTGTTCAAGGTTTACCGTACGGGGCTTTACGGGCGACATAAGTGTGCCATCTTCATTTCGTATTTCACCTTTTAACCGTGCTTCGCGGTATTTTGTAAAGTCACCAGCTGTCAGTTCTGAGGCGATGGGATCGCCTAGACCATTACAGATAATTCTAAGTTTCGCCATGAGGCGCTTGGGGTCTGCGAGTGTTTGACCATACAGGGAATACCAAAGCTCAATTAATTCTGATAGGCGTCGCCGATCATCCTTTTCACCCAACCACGGTTTTTTATTCACTTCTTCCATTGTGAAGCTTTCAAACGCAATGGCTTCGCCTTTCGTAGCAAATTGCTTACGCACGCGCTTGCCATTGCGTCCATTGGGATAGCACTCACACAACCATTTTCCGTTCGGCTGTTTTCTGATGGTCATATCAAAGGCTCTTAATGATTTTCAGTGCGCGGCCTACTACCTCAATGTCATCCAGACCGCACTCAAACGATGAATCATCCTGATGCACTACTAATTTGTTTCCCGGGAGCCGAGTCAATTTAACAATGCTTTTTATCCCGTCGATATCGACTAACCACATACCATTTACTGGTGGTGTTTGGTTGCGATCTATTAAATAAGAATCACCAGAAGTAGTCACCAGCAGTAGGTTGCTTGAGTCTGAGGGGAGTATGCTGCTATCAATGATTGCTTTTCCAGCATCGACCAATAAACCACCGTTGAGAGTCGCCTTGTCAATTTCAGGAGATACTAGTTCAGAAAGAGGTACAACCTTGCTGGAGTTCACGGAATTGATATTTTTTTTAGGTTTAATGTTTGGACCTGGCTCTCCCTGTCCGGTGGTTAGCCACAGTAAAGAAACTCCTGTTTCCAAGGCGCACTGAATCACCCACTCTGCAGGAAAACTATCTCTTAAGTATCTGTTTGCCATGGTGCTTTTTGATGCGCCTAAGTGATCGCAAAGTTGCTGTCTGGACTTGAAATCATAGGCTGCCATTAGTCTATGGATAGCCTCTCTTCCCCCTGTATTCTCTCCAGCCTTTACCTGTATCATTTTTTAATCCTGTTGATGTATCAAATATTGGATCGTAGTATCTCGATGTATCAAATATTGAATCAAGTAAAACGAGATAAAACGACGTAAACCAAACCTTAATCGGGAGATACTGCACTATGAGCACTGATATTTCAATTCGTGTACCAAAAGAGATGGCTACGCCTGCAGAGTTCGCGGAATGGGAAGGTATCTCCCGCGGCTCCGTGTATCAAAAAATTCACCATGGTCAGCTTGCTAAATACATGGTCAAGAAAGAAAAAAACAAAGGCCGCGTAAGTCTGCGTTATTTAATGTACAAAACCGATCAGGTCCGTGAATCCCTCGGTCATTCCAACTTCCGCGTCATTGTTGGTAAGTGAGTTCAATTATGAGAACTTTCTAAGGGGGTAGCATGTTTGATTATAAGATTTCCAAACACCCGCATTTTGATGAAGCCTGTAGAGCTTTTGCACTTCGTCACAATATGGCGAAGCTGGCAGAACGTGCAGGAATGAATGTCCAGACTCTGCGAAACAAACTCAACCCAGATCAACCGCATCAGCTCAATGCGCCAGAAATCTGGCTGCTTACCGATCTGACTGAAGATTCAACGCTGATAGATGGTTTTCTGGCACAGATTCACTGCCTGCCATGTGTACCGATTAATGAGGTAGCAAAAGAGAAACTGCCGCATTACGTCATGAGTGCAACCGCAGAGATCGGGCGTGTTGCTGCAGGTGCGGTATCTGGCGATGTAAAAACCAGTGCAGGTCGTCGTGATGCTATCAGCAGCATTAACTCTGTAACACGACTGATGGCGCTGGCTGCTGTTTCACTGCAGGCCCGTTTACAGGCTAACCCTGCGATGGCGAGTGCAGTTGATACCGTGACTGGCCTCGGTGCTTCATTCGGTTTGCTGTGAGGTGCTTATGCTTACGAAAGAACCATCATTTGCATCGCTGCTGGTTAAACAAAGCCCGGCAATGCACTACGGTCACGGCTGGATCATGGGTGAGGATGGTAAACGCTGGCATCCGTGCCGTTCACAAGATGAATTGCTGGCAGAACTATCTACGAAAAAACGGGGGAACAAATGGCTATTGAAGGCGCTGCGGCGACTGTTCCATTAAGCCCCGGTGAACGCCTGAATGGACTTAATCATATTGCGGAGTTAAGGGCGAAAGTTTTTGGTCTTAATATTGAGTCAGAGCTTGAACGGTTTATTAAAGATATGCGTGATCCACGGGATATTAATAGCGAACAAAATAAACGGGCACTGGCTGCCATATTCTTTATGGCAAAAATTCCAGCTGAACGTCATAGCATCAGCATTAATGAGCTGACCACTGACGAAAAGCGGGAGTTGATTAAAGCAATGAATCATTTTCGTGCAGTGGTGAGCTTATTTCCCAGACGGCTAACCATGCCGAATTAACCAAATAATGAAATTAATGGCGTAAACCCGCCGGGCATCCCTTTATCTAAATTCAGGAGAATTGATTATGCGTAATATTGAAATCCTCACGACTAAAACCGGACCGGATGATGCAGGGCTTAATATTTTACTGACAGAGGCTCGTCTGGAAGAACGCCGGGCAAGGGCTGAAGCAATGGCAGCTCGCCTTGATAGCCTGGCGTGTCATATCTCATCCCGTCAGCTAAACCACGTGGAAGCGGCAGAACTGCTGCGTGTGACTGCTGAAGCAATCCAGAACGAAGCGCAGGAGATCCACTAATGGCTGATGCAATGGATCTCGTACAGCAGCGCGTTGAAGAAGAACGCCAGCGCCATATCCGTGCTGCCCGTGCCAAAACACCGGGTGTGTCTCGCGTGCTTTGCATTGAGTGTGAAGCGCCAATTCCGCCAGCACGACGCCGCGCCATTCCGGGTGTGCAGCTTTGCATTACTTGCCAGGAAATCGCAGAGCTGAAAGGCAAACATTACAACGGAGGTGCTGTATGACAAGGGCAGTGCGTATCCATCAATTAAAAATTGCACCTAAGTATTTCAACGCTGTGGTTGCAGGTCAAAAGACGGCTGAACTTCGTAAAGACGATCGTGGCTATAAAGTTGGTGATGTTCTTTCTCTTTGCGAATGGAAGCATGGCGTATTTACGGGTAGGGAATGGGCCGCTGTTATCTCTCATGTGCTTCCGGTTAATGACGTCATGGCAGTTTCAGAACAATGGGTGATGCTATCAATTCGCCCATTAACCCCATTAGAAGCTTTAGGATATGTTATTGCCGGAGGTGCTGTATGAGCACCATCCTGAAATGGGCGGGAAATAAAACCGCCATTATGCCAGAACTGAAAAAACACCTTCCAGCTGGCCCGCGACTGGTTGAACCTTTCGCGGGTTCCTGTGCGGTGATGATGGAGACGGATTATCCAAGCTATCTGGTTGCGGATATTAATCCTGATTTAATCAACCTCTATAAAAAGGTTGCCGCTGATTGTGAATCGTTTATATCTCGCGCCAGAGTTTTATTTGAGATCGCAAACAGGGAGGTAGCTTATTACAACATAAGGCAGGAGTTTAATTACTCAACTGAAATTACTGATTTCATGAAAGCGGTATATTTCCTGTATCTCAATCGTCACGGTTACCGTGGTTTATGTCGCTATAACAAGAGCGGGCATTTCAATATTCCCTACGGTAATTATAAAAATCCGTATTTCCCTGAAAAAGAAATTCGCGCATTTGCAGAAAAAGCCCAGCGGGCAACGTTTATCTGCGCCAGCTTTGATGAAACGCTGGCGATGTTGAAGGCGGGGGATGTGGTGTATTGCGATCCGCCTTATGACGGTACGTTTTCCGGCTATCACACTGATGGTTTCACTGAAGATGACCAGTATCACCTGGCATCCGTTCTTGAACATCGATCATCTGAAGGACATCCGGTCATTGTTTCTAACAGTGACACATCCCTGATTCGTTCGCTGTATCGCAATTTTACTCACCACTATATCAAGGTAAAACGCAGCATCGGTGTGGCAGCTGGCGAGTGTAAATCAGCAACAGAAATCATCGCTGTTTCCGGGCCGCGCTGCTGGGTGGGATTTGATCCTTCGCGTGGCGTGGATAGTTCTGCCGTGTACGGAGTGCGTGCATGAGCCATGCTGATATGAACAACTGCAGCGGCTTTAACGAGGTCGCAGCAGCATTCTCATGGAGCAGCCCGAAAAAGGCCATTAACCCTTATCTGGACCCGGCGGAAGTTGCGCCGGTTTCTGCGCTTTCAAACCTGATCACTCTGTACGCTGCCGATAACGAGCAGGAACAGCTGCGCCGTGAGGCGCTGAGTGATCAGGTCTGGGAGCGTTATTTCTTTAATGAATCCCGTGATCCTGTCCAGCGCGAAATCGAGCAGGATAAGCTCATTAGTCGGGCAAAGCTGGCGCATGAGCAGCAGCGTTTTAATCCGGATATGGTCATTCTGGCGGACGTCAACGCCCAGCCTTCCCATATCAGCAAGCCGCTGATGCAACGTATTGAATACTTCAGCAGCCTGGGCAGGCCAAAGGCTTATTCCCGCTATTTGCGTGAGACGATTAAGCCATGTCTGGAACGACTGGAGCATGTACGCGAGAGTCAGCTATCCACTTCTTTTCGCTTTATGGCAAGCCATGAAGGGCTGGACGGCCTGCTGATCCTGCCTGAAATGAGTCAGGATCAGGTGAAGCGCCTGTCTACCCTTGTTGCCGCGCATATGAGCATGTGCCTTGATGCAGCTTGTGGTGATTTGTATGCCACCGATGACGTTAAGCCAGAAGAAATCCGCAAGACATGGGAAAAGGTGGCAGCGGAAACCCTGCGTCTGGATGTAATCCCTCCTGCGTTTGAGCAACTCCGTCGGAAAAGAAACCGCCGTAAACCCGTGCCCTATGAACTCATTCCGGGTTCGCTGGCGCGTATGTTGTGCGCCGACTGGTGGTATCGGAAATTATGGAAGATGCGTTGCGAATGGCGGGAAGAGCAGTTGCGTGCTGTCTGCCTGGTCAGCAAAAAAGCATCTCCCTATGTCAGCTATGAAGCCGTGATGCATAAACGTGAGCAGCGCCGTAAGTCGCTGGAGTTTTTCCGTTCTCATGAACTGGTGAACGAAGACGGCGACACGCTGGACATGGAGGATGTGGTAAACGCCAGCAGCAGCAACCCGGCGCATCGCCGCAATGAGATGATGGCCTGTGTTAAAGGTCTGGAGCTTATCGCGGAAATGCGCGGTGACTGCGCCGTTTTCTACACCATCACCTGTCCGTCACGTTTCCATTCCACGCTCAATAACGGCAGACCAAACCCGACCTGGACAAACGCGACGGTAAGACAAAGCAGCGATTATCTGGTCGGCATGTTTGCTGCATTTCGTAAGGCGATGCACAAAGCCGGGTTGCGCTGGTATGGCGTGCGGGTGGCTGAGCCGCATCATGACGGCACAGTTCACTGGCACCTGTTGTGTTTCATGCGCAAAAAAGACCGCCGTGCCATCACTGCATTACTGCGTAAGTTTGCCATCCGTGAAGACCGCGAGGAGCTGGGCAATAACACTGGGCCGCGCTTTAAGTCTGAGTTGATTAACCCGCGCAAAGGAACGCCAACAAGCTACATCGCGAAATACATCAGTAAGAACATTGACGGGCGTGGTCTGGCTGGCGAGATCAGCAAGGAAACGGGGAAATCCCTGCGTGATAATGCTGAATACGTTAATGCCTGGGCGTCTCTGCATCGTGTTCAGCAATTCCGCTTCTTTGGCATTCCGGGGCGTCAGGCTTACCGTGAACTGCGATTGCTGGCTGGTCAGGCGGCAAGGCAACAGGGGGACAAAAAAGCAGGTGCGCCGGTACTGGATAACCCACGCCTTGATGCCATCCTGGCTGCTGCTGATGCTGGTTGTTTTGCCACCTACATCATGAAGCAGGGCGGCGTACTGGTTCCCCGCAAATATCACCTCATCAGAACCGCTTATGAAATCAACGAAGAGCCGACCGCCTATGGCGATCACGGCATTCGTATTTATGGCATCTGGTCACCTATTGCAGAGGGCAAGATCTGCACTCATGCCGTGAAGTGGAAAATGGTTCGTAAGGCCGTTGATGTTCAGGAGGCGGCAGCCGACCAGGGCGCTTGCGCCCCTTGGACTCGTGGCAATAACTGTCCCCTTGCTGAAAATTTGTACCAACAAGGGAAAGACAAATCAGCTGATGGGGATACCAGAACGGATATCACCCGTATGGATGACAAGGAGTTGCACGATTACCTGCACAGTATGAACAAAAAAGAACGCCGGGAACTGGCTGCAAGATTACGCCTGGTGAAACCGAAACGGCGTAGAGACTACAAACAGCGAATTACAGACCATCAACGACAGCAGCTCGTCTATGAACTGAAGTCCAGAGGATTTGATGGCAGCGAGAAAGAGGTCGATTTACTCCTTCGCGGCGGCAGCATTCCGTCAGGAGCAGGCCTGCGTGTCTTCTATCGGAACCAGCGTTTGCAGGAAGATGATAAGTGGCGGAACCTGTATTAATTACGCGGGTTAACAATTCGTGCTCTTAATAATACCAGGCATATCAGGCTGATGAACGTAAAAAAACGTTTTACATCAGTAAGATTATTGTATACTGTAAATATAAACAGTGGTTATGCATACAGTATTGCGTGTGGTGTCATAGGAGGAAAGATGCAGGACTATTTTTTGGAGTCTTTGAAGCTCCAGCGCATTGATTTTTTTCTTAAGCTTGTAGCGGCCAGTGAGTGTAGTGATGAAGAGAAGGGGCTGGCTCTGCAGTGGGTTTCTGAATTGACTGATGAACTCATGGCAAAAATCAGAACCCACGAATACAACCGCTCAATGGATGTCATCAGTTGAGGTGACTTTTATGCGCATTGAAATAATGATCGATAAAGAGCAGAAGATTAGCCAGTCTACCCTGGACTCCCTTGAATCCGAGCTTTACCGCAATCTGAGCCCCCTGTATCCCAAAGCGGTAATTCGTATCCGTAAAGGTAGCGCCAATGGTGTTGAACTGAGCGGGTTAAAACTGGATGAAGACAAAAAGCGAGTGATAGAAATCATGCAGCAGGTCTGGGAGGACGATAGTTGGTTACATTAGCGAACAGAATTTAGCCAAGCGATAAGTCATTCATCCAAGGGGGCGGCGTTTGCCGCACTTTTATGGATGTTAGAACTAGTATTTTAGATCTTTATTTTATTTAACATTTTGATTGTTATGCATTTTATTTGTTTTTGTTACTTTTGTCTGTAAAAATTTTGTAGGGTAAAATCATCATCGAAGTCGAGTTAAAATGATGCTACAATCCTTCAAGTATAGAGGGAGGACTTATTTTGATTAAAGTTGTTGATCTTTTTTGCGGAGCAGGTGGCTTAACTCATGGTTTGCAACGAGCAGGGTTGAATGTGGTTGCAGGCTATGATATTGATGCTACATGTCGGTATGCTTATGAAAAAAATAACAATGCTTTATTTGTGCAAAAAAGCGTCACTGAACTTGATGAAGGGGAAATAAGTAAGCATTTTAAGGATGCATCAATTAAAGTTTTAGCTGGATGCGCTCCATGCCAGCCATTTTCTAGTTATACAAATACTGATAAATCAGTAAAAAAAATAAAAGACCATCGATGGTCTTTATTGTATAGCTTTGCTAAGCAAATTCAATTATGTGCTCCAGATATAGTCACAATGGAGAATGTTCCAAGAGTTATTAACCACAAAGTTTTTAAAGATTTTGTGAAGACTTTAAAGTCTGAAGGGTATTTCGTTTGGTATGATACTGTATTTTGTCCTGATTATGGAATGGCCCAAAGCCGATCTAGATTAGTGTTATTAGCGTCCAAGTTTGGCGAGATAAAACTAATCCCGCCAACACATGATAAAAATAACTATAACACTGTACGTAGCGTTATTGGTGGATTGCCTCCTATTGATGCTGGATCGAGTGATGAGAAAGACAGACTTCATTATGCTGCATCTTTATCACCATTAAATATGGAGCGAATAAAACATTCTAAGCCAGGTGGAACATGGAAAGATTGGCCTGAGTACTTACGGGCGTCATGCCACACCAAAGAATCAGGATCTTCTTACACTGCAGTTTATGGAAGAATGAGCTGGGATAAACTTGGCTCTACAATTACAACACAATGTATAGGTTTTGGTAATGGTCGATTTGGTCATCCAGAACAAAATAGAGCTATTAGCCTAAGAGAGGCAGCTTTGCTTCAATCTTTTCCTCTAACTTATGAATTTTGGCCAGCTGAAGTAAAAGTTGAACTCAGGAATGTTGCACGACTGATTGGTAATGCTGTGCCGGTGAGGCTCGGTGAAGTTGTTGGGCAAAGTATTATTGAACACCTTAAAAGAAAATAAAAAGGGCGAATCGCCCTTTTTTTTAGATACCATCAACAATTTTCATTATTCGTGCAGCATCATCTTTTTTGCTCTGATACTCAGAGTATGCTTGTTTGGATTGTATTATAAGATCGCTATATGTTAATACCTTTGCATTTATAGATTGTAGCTGTGAGCGAATATAATTATCTCCACTTCCGTCATAACCTTTGCCGACAAGAAAAACTACATCTATCGGTGGTATTTTTCCGGCAGGGCAACTATTTGGGTTGTTTCTAAACCACTGCTCTGTGGCAACAACATATTTCCTTCCTTGACCTACTAATGCCAAAATATCAGGATATACATTTGGTCTTTTCATTTCAATGATGACGTGTTTACCTGAAACGGTTTTGAAGGCTATATCAATTCTTGCACCACTTTCAGCGTCAGGGTTAACCTCTTTCAATTCCTTAGTCAGGGTTTGTTCCATAACTGTAGAACCAGTAACCCTCTCCCATGATGGGTCTAACAGCCATAAGTGGTCATAAAGATATTTTTGTACAGCCTTCTCTAACTCATTGTCATCGGTGATTTTTTGAAATTTCTCAATAACTTTCAATCGCTGTGATGTAATCTCATAAAAAAGGCTTGCCTCAATATCATTTACAGAAGCAAAAACCTCCCTAAAATGTTCTGAGTTTAAATCGCTAATTTTATCTAAAGCCTCAAGGTTATCTTTTATTCTTAATCTTTCAAAAGCAAGAACTGTATTTTTTAATACGGTTTTTTTTGCAATTTTCTGGTTTTCTTCATCTCCAGAAAATCTAAATGTGTTAATTTTGCCTAGTAATTTTTCGGCGCTGTTTCTTTCATGTTTTGACATGGAATCAAGCCAATCACTTACAGCAGGTGAAGTTTTTTTAACCTCGCTAAGACCTTTTGCTCTTCGCCATTCATCCCATTCTTTATCTATTTTTTGTAATGTCCGTTCTAAGAAACCCTTAATCACAGGATAGCGTGGATCATTCTGCTGTAATTTCTGTCGGGATGAGGTTGCCATGTCAGGTTTTTCATTTTCATCTAAAAAATCTGCGACAAGTTCCCCTACTAAATAATTTGTAAAAACCTTTGCGCTTCCGAATTCAAGCAATATATCTTCTTCAAATACCCGCCCATTTGATATTACGGTTATCGTGTTGTTAGATATTTCAGGGTCTTTTTTAAGTTGAGATGGTTTCTCAACACTTCCTACATAACCAGTAATGAAATAATCTACGCCTTCAAAAGATAATTTGTTATCTAGAAGGCTTTTTTTAGAAAGATTTTTGCAAGATTTTACTCTTGCGGGATCTGAACTACCAAACTCCCATAAAAATTCAAGATCTGAAAGGAAGTCTCTATCTTCAGTAGTTATCTCAGTGTCATTGATTTTAACTATAAAATCATGACCAGGACCAATTATGCTAAACCGTCTGGCAAGTCTTTTTCTTAGATAGGTCTGAGTTCTATCAATGGATTTTTTTAAATCCATAAGAACTATTGTCGTCCCTATACTAAAGTCTTTCGGAACATTAATAATATTTGCAACATATTGTTTACTGCTTTTTATACAGCGTTGCAATTCATCAACGTCAACTTCAAATCCCTGAGGCGTTTGGCCAATTTTGTGAGAAAATACTTGGATTTTGTTAGCTAATGAAAACATTGCTAATTTACCAATGCCTTTTCTACCCATGACTTGTCGTTGTAATCCATCACTTTTATACCTTCCACTTTCTCTTCTGGCATATCCAACTTTTAGGAATTTATTAATGATGTCATCTTTTGACATTCCATGTCCATCATCTTTAATTATTACCTTTTCATTTTCAACATCTAGAGTGATGTCTACATTTTTAGCATCCGCATCCCAAGCATTTGAGATTATTTCAGTTAGAACAGCTGGTGTGTTAGAGTAAAGACTCATACCTAAATGATTCAATACATTCAGGTCTATTTTAATTTCGAAATCGGACATATCCTTTCCTTGCTGAAGCTTGTAGGCAGAGCTTAAGCCTACTCATGTGAACAAAATCCCTCGAAACTAAACATTGATTTTGACTAAATGTCAAATGTAGATGTTGCCTTGTGTAATGCATATCTATGCTGCATGAATACGCATGATCTCTTAAGGATCGCTTTTGTTGAAGCACGCCAGAATTGGCGGGCTTTTGCTTATGTCATGCATGTGCATGAAAACTACTACATGAAGCGGGCAGGCGTGGCGGGGATACGAGCGCGCGCAGCGGGGTAAAATGGCCAAAATCCGGCGCAGCCTCTGGCCCGCTGGCGGCCTCATTTTGCGTAGGGGGGATAAATGTCAGGACAAAAAGAAACGCCCCGCAGAATGCTGCTGGGGCGTTGTGAGAATTGGTCAGTTATTGATGTTGTGAGTATGTCAGCCTCGTTTGCTCTTAAGTCCTAAGTCATAGGCTTCAAAACGGATCACCTCTTCACCCAGCCAGTTGTTAAGCTCCTGCAGTCGCTTTTGCAGTGGCATCAGTTCATTGCGGACGAAAACACGGCTCGCCTTTTCCACATCACCGAAGCCACCAGTGTTGTTGGGAATGATACCCATCATTTGCGGCGGCACACGATGCGCCGCCATCATGTCGTCCCGGCTTACGTTCTTGATGTTCAGAAACTCATCCTTCGCCGCGACTTCTGATAACGGGATAATCTGAAGTCCGTCCTTTTTGCCGTTAGGAGAGTACATAAACAGATTGCGGAAGTTACCTGGTCCTTTGGCGCTTTTCATTGCATTGCGGAGGTTGTTCACATCCTCCTGGTTTTGTGCGGCGTCGGTCATGTACATGATGAAGCCTGCATGACTGCCGTTGATGTAATACTTCCGGCGGAACAGCGTGGCGGACTCGTTGAGCAGGGCTGACGGAATGGCAGAAAGATAACCGGGCAGGCCGTAGATCTCCTGGTTGATGTCCGGTTCCATCAGATGAAAAATGCTGCCTTTCGCGAACTGATACGGCTGGGTTGTCATACCGTATTGCACAAACCAGTAGGTATCCAGGTCTAACCCGCGTCGGGTGTATTTTGCCAGAGCAGGCTCTAGGGCGATAACTTCACCGAAGCGGTTCGTGCGTTTCTCCAGGTAGGCGTTACCAAATACCAGATAGTCCTGCACAAAACGTGAAAAAGCCTGCTGGCTGAGCAGCGGGTGAGGGATGTAGGTGCTGGTCAGAATGTTGCATTTCACCGCAATCGGTGAGCTGTGATGCACGGCGGCGCGGAAGGTTCGCGCCAGTCCGTCGAAACTCACAGGCGGCTCATACCAGCGATCCATCTGTACGCATTCCACATAGTCCAGCAGTTCACGGCGGTCCAGAACAGGAACGGGATCGCCGAAGCTGAATGCTTCGGCTGTAGTTTGACTTTTAAGCTGGATCTGTTTCGTCGCCGCAGCGCGGTTCTTCTTACTCTTTCCCATCAAAAAATCTCCACAATATTGCTGGTATTGGCGGATTCGCCCTGCAGCGGTTCGTTAAACAGTGCGTGCATCGTTGCCCAGGCCAGATCCGCATGGCTGGCTTCTTCGCTGCGGCTGGCTTCATAGGTCGGGCGGTTGCCACTGGCGGTGGTGGAGCGACGGATTGCCATAAAGGACTGCGCTATGTCGGTGTGTCCGGCGTCAAACTCCAGACGGCGGTGGCTGATAATGTCGTAGGCCTTGAGTACCAGGGCGTTTTTAACGTTGGGGTTGTAGACAAACTCCCGGACGGCAGGAAAGAATGCTTTCACGTTCTCGTAAACCCCGTGGCCGACGCCAGTTGAGTCGATGCCGATGTATGTCACGTTGTACTGTTCGGTCAGTTTTTTGATGGCGTCAGCCTGGGCGCGGAAGTCCATCCCGCGCCACTGGTGACGCTCAAGAATGCGGAACTTACCGCCCGGCACGGCTGGCGGTGCCACCACCACGCACCCGGCGCTGTCGCCGTTCTGCGTACCTTTTGCCGGGTCATAACCGATCCACACCTCGCGCCAGCCAAACGGGCGCAGCGCCAGTGCATGAAAGTCGGTCCAGACTTCCCAGCTGTCCACCATGCACGCCTGCAGCTCGCTGAGCGGGAACACGGACGCGAGATCGTCCACAAACTCGCACATCAGCAGGTTCTGGTATTCGTCCGGGCTGTACTCCATGCGCAACTGGTCAAGGTCGAACAGGTTACAGCCGCCGCGCACCGCATCTTCCACGGTGACTATCTGGCGGTACTGCCCGTCTGCGCACAGCAGGCCGGGGGCCAGATTGCGGTGGGACAGGTCGATGTCCACCTTATCGGCTTTGTTGCGCCCTCGGTTGAACAGCGCACCGGACCAGAACGGATAAGCACTGTGTGTCAGGCTGGATGGCGTGGAAAAATAGGTTTGTCGCCATTTTTTGTGAATAGCCATACCGGAAGCCACTTTGCGCAGCTCCTGGAATTTCGGTATCCAGAAATATTCATCCAGATACAGGTTGCCGTGGTAACTCTGGGCCGTGCGGGCATTGGTGCCGAGGAAGTAAAGCGTGGCCCCGTTAGGAAGCACCATCGGATCGCCTTTCAGCTCCACCTCCACTTCTTTGGCGAAGTCGATGATGTACTGCTTAAAGACGTGGGCCTGTGCCTTACTGGCGGAAAGGAAAATCTGGTTACGCCCGGTAAGCAGGGCGTCAATCAGGGCTTCACGGGCAAAGTAAAAGGTCGCGCCGATCTGGCGTGACTTCAGCAGATTGCGGATGCGGTTGGTTTTTCCGGCTTCCCACCAGTGGCGCTGGTAGTTGAACATGGAGGAATGGAAGATTTCTTCCAGCTTCTCAATCTGCTCATCGGTGAAAACATTCTTTTCCGGCTGACGGCGTGGGCCTTTGTTGCGGTTGGCGACGTTTGGGTTTAAGTCGGCTTCGTTGCCGCCATTGTTAAACTTGCCGATCCGCGCGTGGCGCTCCGACTGGCGCGCCAGCAGGTCAATCTCTTTGAAATCTTTCCCTTCTTTGTGCTCCTTCATGATGAGCTGACAGTAGCGTGCGGCGGTGGTGAGCTGCATCTGATCCAGCGGACCATAGTCACCCCACTTGTCGCGTTTTTTCCAGCTGTGAACGGTTGCAACTTTCTCGCCCAGCATTTCAGCAATGCGGGCTACGCGGTATCCCTGAAAGTACAGCAGCATGGCCTGCCGACGGGGATCGAGATCTGCGGGTGTCAGTGTGGTGTTCATGGCACAAACCTACAGCCTTGAATGAAGGCTTTCCCCGCCTGCGGTTTGTGTGGTTGTCGGTACAAATACCGCGCATTGTTTCACTGCCCCCATCACCGCAACCATAAGGCTCCAGTAAGTTTTTTCTAACGGAGCACGGCTCATGACAGTGAAAGCAAAGCGTTTTCGCATCGGGGTGGAAGGTGCCACCACCGACGGACGCGAAATCCAGCGTGAATGGCTGGAACAGATGGCAGCCAGCTACAACCCGGCGGTGTATACCGCGCTGATTAACCTTGAGCACATCAAGTCTTATCTCCCGGACAGCACCTTTAACCGCTACGGCAAGGTGACAGCGCTGTTTGCTGAAGAAATCAAGGAAGGTCCGCTGGCAGGCAAGATGGCGCTGTATGCCGACGTTGAGCCAACGGAGTCCCTGGTGGAACTGGTGAAAAAAGGCCAGAAATTATTCACCTCTATGGAAGTCAGCCCGAAGTTCGCTGATACGGGCAAAGCCTACCTGGTCGGCCTGGCTGCCACTGATGACCCTGCCAGTCTGGGCACTGAAATGCTGACATTCAGCGCCAGTGCAGCCCATAACCCGCTGGCAAACCGCAAGCAGAATCCCGCCAATCTTTTTACCGCTGCAGAGGAAACGGTGATCGAACTGGAAGAAATCCAGGATGACAAACCGTCCCTGTTTGCCCGTGTCACGGCGCTGTTCACCAAAAAAGAGCAGTCCGATGATGCCCGGTTCTCTGATGTGCATAAGGCCGTGGAACTGGTCGCCACTGAGCAGCAGAACCTGAGTGCGCGCACCGAAAAATCCCTGTCTGAGCAGGAAGAACGCCTGTCTGAGATGGAGACTGCCCTGCAGGCACAACAAGCCGCCTTTAACGAACTGGTGGACAAGCTGAGCCATGAAGACAGCCGCCAGGACTACCGCCAGCGTGCAACAGGCGGTAACGCCCCCGCTGACACTCTGACCAATTGCTGATGGAGCACAAAACCTGATGAAGAAGAATACCCGCTTTGCTTTTAACGCTTACCTGCAGCAACTGGCACGTCTGAACGGTGTGGCAGTTGAAGAACTGTCCAGCAAGTTCACTGTAGAGCCGTCTGTGCAGCAGACGCTGGAAGACCAGATCCAGCAGTCCGCTGCTTTCCTGACGCTGATTAACGTCACGCCAGTGACTGAGCAGTCCGGTCAGCTGCTGGGGCTGGGGGTTGGCAGCACCATTGCCGGAACCACTGATACCACCGCGAAAGAGCGAGAACCTGTCGATCCGACGCTGATGGTCGATGTGGAATACAAATGCGAACAGACCAACTTTGACACGGTGCTGACCTACGCGAAGCTGGACCTGTGGGCGAAGTTTCAGGATTTCCAGGTGCGTATCCGTAACGCCATCGTGAAACGTCAGGCACTGGACCGCATCATGATCGGCTTTAACGGCGTGAAGCGTGCGAAAACCTCCAACCGTAGCGAAAACCCGCTGCTGCAGGATGTGAACAAAGGCTGGCTGCAGAAAATCCGTGAGGATGCACCGGATCACGTCATGGGCAGCACCACCACGGGCGGTGAAACCACACCGGGCGCGGTGAAAGTCGGTAAAGGTGGCGAATATGCCAACCTGGACGCCGTAGTGATGGATGCCGTCAATGAGCTTATCGACGTGGTCTACCAGGACGATGACGATCTGGTGGTGATTTGCGGTCGTGAACTGCTGTCTGACAAGTATTTCCCGCTGGTCAACAAAGAGCAGGAAAACAGTGAAAAACTGGCTGCCGATATGATCATCAGTCAGAAACGCATGGGTGGCCTGCAGGCCGTGCGTGCGCCGTTCTTCCCGCCGAATGCACTGCTGATCACCCGTCTGGATAACCTGTCCATCTACTGGCAGGAAGACACCCGCCGCCGTTCAGTTATCGACAACCCGAAACGTGACCGGATTGAAAACTTTGAATCCGTTAACGAAGCCTATGTGGTTGAGGACTATCGCTGCGCTGCACTGGTGGAAAACATCCAGATTGGCGATTTTAGCGTCGCCGCAGCAGAAACCGGAGCGTAATTCATGAGCCTGAGTCCCGCACGGCAGCATCGCCTGCGCGTTCAGGCTGAACAGGCCGCCCGTGAGGGCGGCAGCGTTCGCCACGCGTCGGGCTATGACCTGATGTTGCTGCAACTGGCGGAAGATCGCCGCCGTCTCAAGGGCGTTCAGTCCACGGTCAAAAAAGCGGAAATCAAAGTAGAGCTGCTGCCGAAGTACGCCGCCTGGGCGGAGGGTGTCCTGGCTGCCGGAGGCGCTCAACAGGATGACGTGCTGATGTACGTGATGCTGTGGCGCATTGATGCCGGAGATTATGCCGGGGCGCTGGAGATCGGGCGTCATGCTCTGCGTCATGGCTGGGTGATGCCGCTGGGTAACCGCAACGTGCAGACTGTGCTGGCAGAGGAAATGGCAGACGCGGCACAGAGCGCAATGCTTGCCACTACCGGCTTTGATGTCGATCTGTTGATGCAGACGCTGGAGCTGACAGACGGTCTGGATATGCCGGACCAGTCACGGGCGCGTCTGCATAAAGCGATTGGCGCAGTCCTGAGTGAAAGCAATCCGGCTTCCGCCCTTAATCATCTCAACCATGCGTTACAGCTCGATCCCCGCTGTGGCGTGAAAAAAGACAAACAGCAGCTGGAGCGCAGACTGCGCAATGACAGCCGCTGACAGAACGTGCCCCCGCGCACGGGCGGCACGGGGGGGCGAAAGGCACAGCCACATCAAAACCCCGTCCACCGCCCTTTATTTCAGGAGAAAGCAGCATGAAGTTTGTTGCGCCAGAACAGGCACCGGAACAGGCGGAAATCATCAGAAATACGCCGTTCTGGCCTGATGTGGACCTGTCGGAGTTTCGCAGTGTCATGCGCACTGACGGCACGGTGACGCAGCCGCGTTTAAAGCAGGTTGCGCTGTCGGCAATTTCGGAGGTCAACGCAGAGCTGTATGAGTTTCGCAGACGCCAGCAGATGCTGGGGTATGCCTCGCTGGCAGAGGTTCCGGCGGAACAGCTGGACGGCAAAAGTGAGCGCATTCAGCACTATTTCAACGCGGTTTACTGCTGGGCACGCGCCATGCTCAACGAACGTTACCAGGACTATGACGCCACGGCATCCGGTGTGAAGCGGGGCGAGGAACTGGCGGAAGCCAGCGGTGATTTATGGCGTGACGCCCGCTGGGCCATCAGCCGGGTACAGGACGCGCCGCACTGCACAGTGGAGCTTATCTGATGAAAGTGCGTGCGCATCAGTATGACACGGTGGACGCGCTTTGCTGGCGTCATTACGGGCGCACGCAGGGTGTCACGGAGCAGGTACTGAAGGCAAATCCGGGGCTTGCCGAATATGGCCCCTTTTTACCTCACGGGCTGCAGGTGGAGCTGCCGGACATTCCGACAACCACCACCGTGCAGACCGTCCAGCTATGGGACTGAATTATGACGCTTGAGCGAATCAGCGCCTTTATCACGTATTGCATCGCCGTCGTGCTGGCCTGGCTGGGCGATTTGTCCATCAAGGATGCCTCAACGCTGGGCGGCCTGATGATCGGTGTGCTGATGCTGGCTATCAACTGGTACTACAAACACAAAGCCTACCAGCTTCTGCGCGACGGGCAGATCACGCGGGAGGACTATGAATCCATCAATCGTTAAACGCTGCCTTGTCGGGACCGTGCTGGCTATTGCTGCCACGCTGCCGGGTTTTCAGCAGCTTCACACCTCCGTGGAAGGACTGAAACTGATTGCCGATTACGAAGGCTGTCGTCTGCAGCCGTATCAGTGCAGCGCGGGTGTATGGACTGACGGCATTGGTAATACGTCGGGCGTCATTCCCGGCAAAACCATTACGGAACGACAGGCAGCAGAAGGGCTTATCTCCAACGTGCTGCGTGTGGAGCGGGCGCTGGAAAGATGTGTGAAGCAACAGCCGCCACAAAAGGTGTATGACTCGGTGGTGTCGTTTGCCTTCAACGTGGGGACAGGCAATGCCTGCAGCTCCACGCTGGTGAAATTGCTCAATCAGCGGCGCTGGGCGGATGCGTGCCGACAGTTGCCGCGCTGGGTTTATGTAAAAGGTGTGTTTAATCAGGGGCTGGATAACCGCCGTGCGCGGGAGATGGCCTGGTGTTTACAGGGAGCAAACTGAAATGAAAAAGAAATTAATCAGCGGACTGTTTCTGATGTTATGGATGGCGTTGTTAATCGCAGCAATGGTGTATCCGCAGGGGATTTTTCCGGTACTGGCAGCGTCCGGCGTTTGGGTAGCCTGTTTGCTGACATGGGCGGTAATTCCGGTAGCACTGGCTGCGTTAATTAAGAATAGCCCGCTCTGGCAGGAGTTAAGGGCATCTTTGCTGAAGACAATTACCCGAAAAGAAAACGTATTTATCAGTTGGGTGATGCGATTGCTGATTGTCGTAAGTCTCGCCTGGACGGGGTGGGCTATTACCCTGGTCTTTTATCTGCTGACCGTTATTGCCTTCTGGATCACCCGTAATCAGATGGCGCAACAGGTAGCAGCATGAACCGGTTGCTGCTGGTTGTGCTGGCGTTATTACTGGCGGCGCTGGGCTGGCAGACGTGGCGGCTGGCTGATGCCAGCCAGACCATCAGCACGCAGTCAGACGAGCTGCAGAGCAAAAGCCAGGCACTGGCAAAGAGCAACAGCCAGCTTATTAGCCTGTCCATTCTGACTGAAACCAATAACCGGGAGCAGGCGCGGCTCTATGCCGAAGCAGAACAGACCAGCGCGCTGCTGAGACAACGACAACACCGGATCGAGGAGCTGAAACGTGAGAACGAGGATTTACGCCGCTGGGCTGATACTCCTTTGCCTGCTGACATTATCCGGCTGCGGGAACGTCCGACACTCACCGGAGGTGCAGCTTACCGTCAGTGGTTGTCCGCGAGTGACGCCGTGTCGGCTGGAGCAGGCAACGCCGCGCACTAACGGTGATCTGGACGCGTTGCTGGATGAAACGGAGGCCGCCTGGGCGGTCTGTGCAGACAAAGTGGACATGATTATTGCGTGTCAGGAGCGAAACAGTGAACAAACCACAATCCCTGCGCCACGCCCTCAATAAAGCGGTGCCTTATGTCCGCAATAACCCGGACAAACTGCATCTGTTTGTGGATAACGGTTCGCTGGTTGCCACGGGGGCCAGCTCCATGTCGTGGGAGTACCGTTACACCCTGAACGCGGTGATTGAGGATTTCAGCGGCGACCAGAATCTGCTGATGGCCCCGGTTTTGCTGTGGCTGAGGGATAACCAGCCCGATGCCATCAATAACCCGGCGTTACGGGAAAAACTATTCACCTTTGAGGTGGATATTCTGCGCAACGATGTCTGTGATATCAGCCTGAACCTGCAACTGACGGAACGTGTGCTGGTCAGCACTGACGGCAGTGTGTCGAGCGTTGAAGCTGTAGCGGAACCCGATGAACCTGAAGAAATGTGGACGGTGAAACGTGGCTGAACTGCAGAAGGTGGACGACTGGCTGAGTGCTTTGCTGGCGAATCTGGAGCCAGCCGCCAGAAGCCGCATGATGCGCCAGCTGGCGCAGGAACTGCGCCGGACACAGCAGCAGAATATCAGGATGCAGCGCAACCCTGACGGCAGCAGCTATGAGCCGCGACGGGTAACAGCACGAAGTAAAAAAGGGCGCATCAAACGTCAGATGTTTGCAAAGCTGCGCACCACAAAATACCTGAAAACCGCCGCCAGCGCGGATTCTGCCAGCGTACAGTTTGAAGGTAAGGTGCAGAGCATTGCCCGCGTTCACCATTATGGCCTGCGTGATCGCGTCAGCCGCAAAGGACCGGAGGTCCGTTACGCAGAGCGTCGCCTTCTGGGTGTAAATGATGATGTTGAGGCAATGACCCGCGACATGATTCTGCAATGGCTGGCGGGGTGATCTTTGTATCAGCACTGATACAAGTTGCAGCACTGCCGCCTTTCTTCCCCTGATGGCAACCTTTCCCTATGAACGCACAATTAACCGAAATCATGCGCCTTATCACCAACCTGATCCGCACAGGTGTAGTCACCGAAGTGGACCGGGAAAACTGGCTTTGCCGGGTGAAAACGGGCGAGCTTGAAACTAACTGGATCAGCTGGCTGACGCTGCGTGCCGGGAATGCCCGCACATGGTGGCGACCATCGGAAGGTGAGCAGGTGGTGCTGCTGAGTCTGGGCGGCAATCTGGAAACCGCCTTTGCGTTACCCGCCATCTATTCGAATCAGTTCGCGCCACCGTCGACGTCGGCGGACGCCTGCGTGACAGAACATCCTGACGGTGGCTGGTTTGAATACGAACCCGCCACCGGGCGCTGGTATGTCAGGGGCATCAAATCAATGGTCATTGAGGCCGCTGACAACATCACCATGAAAACCAGTGAGTTTGTACTGGAGGCTGACCGCACGCGCATTAACAGTGAAGTGGTGATCAATGGTGGCGTTACCCAGGGCGGCGGAGCGATGAGTTCTAACGGGATCGTGGTTGATGCGCATCAGCATACTGGCGTCCTGAAAGGCGGCGATACAACCGGAGGCCCGGTATGACGCTTTATAGCGGGATGAACAATACCAGCGGTAAAGCCATTACTGATATTGACCATCTGCGCCAGTCGGTGCGGGACATTCTGCTGACGCCGCAGGGTAGCCGCATTGCTCGCCGTGAATATGGTTCCCTGCTGTTGGCACTGATAGACCAGCCACAAAATCCGGCGTTACGTCTGCAGGTCATGTCGGCAGTGTATGTGGCGCTGAGTCGCTGGGAACCACGGCTGACGCTGGATTCCATCACCATCAACAGCCATTTTGACGGTTCAATGGTGGTGGCGCTGACCGGGCGGCGGAATAACGGTGTGCCTGTTTCCCTTTCCGTATCAACAGGAGCAGAGAATGGCAGTGATTGACCTTTCGCAGTTGCCTGCGCCGCAGATTGTGGATGTGCCGGACTTTGAGACGCTGCTTGCCGCACGCAAGGCAGAATTTGTGGCGCTTCATCCGAAAGATGAACAGGAGGCTGTGATGCGTACCCTGGAACTGGAATCTGAACCCGTCACCAAATTGCTGCAGGAGAATACTTACCGTGAGTTGCTTCTGCGCCAGCGCATTAACGAAGCCGCGCAGGCGGTGATGGTGGCTTACGCGATGGGCGGCGATCTGGACCAGCTCGCTGCCAACTACAACGTGACACGCCTGACGGTGACGCCTGCTGATAATGACGCTGTGCCGCCCGTTGCGGCTGTGATGGAAAGCGATGAAGCGTTACGCCTGCGTGTGCCTGCAGCATTTGAAGGACTTTCAGTTGCGGGGCCAACTGCAGCTTATGAATTTCATGCCCGAAGCGCCGACGGTCGGGTGGCGGATGCCAGTGCAACCAGTCCGGCACCTGCAGAGGTGGTGCTGACTGTCCTGAGCCGCGAAGGCGATGGAACAGCAGAAAAAGACTTGCTGGATGTGGTGGAGAAAGCCCTGAACAGTGAGAACGTCCGCCCGGTGGCTGACCGTCTGACGGTTCGCAGCGCAGAAATCATCCCGTACCGTGTGGAAGCCACCATTTTTCTTTATCCGGGACCGGAAGCAGAGCCGGTAATGGCAGCGGCAAAAGTCAGCCTGCAGAGGTACATCGCCAGTCAGACGCGGCTCGGTCGGGATATTCGCCGTAGTGCTATTTTTGCCGCGCTGCATGTTGAGGGTGTTCAGCGTGTGGAACTGGCTTCACCGCTGGCTGATGTGGTCCTGAACAAAACACAGGCCGCATCATGTACGCAGTGGAGCGTAACCAACGGAGGAACGGATGAATAGTCTGCTGCCACCGGGTTCAACTTCACTGGAGCGCCGACTGGCGCAGACCTGTAGCGGGATTTCTGATCTGCAGGTGCCGCTGCGTGACTTGTGGAATCCGGCGACCTGTCCGGTCAGTTTCCTTCCTTATCTCGCCTGGGCGTTCTCTGTGGATCGCTGGGACGAGGGCTGGACAGAAAGCGTCAAGCGCCAGGTGGTGAAGGATGCTTTTTATATTCATCAGCATAAAGGGACCACCAGTGCCGTGCGGCGGGTGGTGGAGCCGTTCGGCTTTCTGATCCGCATTATTGAGTGGTGGCAGACCGGAGAAACACCGGGCACGTTTCGCCTGGATATCGGCGTGCAGGACCAGGGCATCACTGAAGATACCTATCTGGAACTTGAGCGGCTGATAAGCGATGCCAAACCATGTAGCCGCCATCTGATCGGCATGTCCATCAATCTGCAGACCAGCGGCCCGCATTGGGTGGGGGCTGCCAGCTATCTTGGCGAAGAAATCACGATCTATCCGTATATCAACGAAACAATTATTTCCGGCGGCACCGCGCATGAAGGCGGGGCGGTCCATGTTATTGACACAATGAGAGTGAATCCATGAGCACAAAATTTTATACCCTGCTGACGGATATTGGCGCGGCGAAACTTGCCAGCGCCGCCGCGCTCGGTGTGCCGTTAAAAATTACCCATATGGCGGTAGGCGATGGCGGCGGAACATTACCAACGCCGGACGCAAAGCAGACGGCACTGGTAAATGAGAAACGCCGGGCTGCGTTGAATATGCTCTATATCGACCCGCAGAACAGTAGCCAGATTATTGCTGAACAGGTGATCCCTGAAAACGAGGGCGGTTGGTGGATACGTGAAGTGGGCCTGTTTGATGAGTCCGGGGCATTGATTGCCGTGGGAAACTGCCCGGAAAGCTATAAACCGCAACTGGCTGAAGGCAGCGGGCGCACCCAGACCGTACGCATGGTGCTGATTACCAGCAGTACGGACAATATCACCCTGAAAATCGACCCTGCTGTAGTACTAGCAACTCGCAAGTATGTGGATGATAAAGCACTGGAGCTGAAGGTGTATGTGGATGACCAAATGGCAAAACACCTTGCCGCAGCGGACCCACATTCACAGTATGCGCCCAAAGAAAGTCCGACATTTACCGGGACACCCAAAGCGCCAACGCCAGCAGCAGGGAATAACACCACGCAGATTGCGACCACCGCGTTTGTTCAGGCGGCTCTGACGGCTCTTATTAATGGTGCGCCAGCCACGCTGGACACGCTGAAAGAAATAGCCGCAGCCATTAACAATGATCCGAAATTCAGTACCACCATTAACAATGCGCTGGCACTAAAAGCACCGCTGTCGAGTCCGGCACTCACCGGAACGCCAACAGCACCTACTGCGGCACAGTCGGTCAACAATACACAGATTGCCACTACAGCTTTTGTGAAATCAGCGATTACAGCAATGGTGGGTTCTGCACCTGCGGCACTGGATACACTGAACGAACTGGCGGCGGCACTGGGGAATGATCCGAACTTTGCCACGACAATGCTTAATGCGCTGGCAGGTAAACAACCGCTGGACAATACGCTGACTAATTTGAGTGGAAAGGATGTAGCTGGTCTTCTCGCATACCTTGGTTTGGGAGAAGCGGCAAAACGGAATGTAGGTAGCGGGCAAAACCAAATTCCGGATATGGCGGCGTTTGCCAGTTCACTTTCATCAACGGGTTTTCAAAAACTCCCTTCAGGTCTGATTATTCAGTGGGGTATTGTCAGTGGAGCATCAAACTATACGGTGACTTACCCGGTAACATTCCCAAATCGTTCACTTGCGCTGTTGGCTGTGCCACATACAACGTCGGTGGCTGGTATATCTGCAATGGGCATAGCGAACTGTTCTGATATCAGCAAATCACAGTTCTATATAATTGTTGGCGGTATATCTCAGGGAGAAATTGTCAAACATGAAAGGTCCTGTTTTTGGGTAGCAATCGGTGTATAGGTATATCTATGATTTATTTCTCAAAATCGACTAATGGTTTTTTCTTTGATGGTATAAACAGCGACATGCCTGCTGACATTGTTGAGATAAGTACAGACTTATACAATGAATTAATTGCCGGACAGCAGGAAGGGGGTAAATTAATCACGTCAGATGAAAATGGTTTACCGGTACTGAAATCTCCGGCGATTGATTATGTCGCACGTGCTGAAAATCAGCGAATGCAGTTACTTGCTCATGCCGATAATGTCACAGCTGACTGGCGGGTGGAATTAATGCTTGGTGATATCAGCAGTACAGATAAAGAAAAACTATCTGCCTGGATGGACTACAAAAAAGAAGTAAAAGCCGTCGACACTTCGACGGCTCCTGAGATTAGCTGGCCTGAGTTACCGGAGGCGTAGGCCATTCAATATCTGGCGCACCGGAAGTATCGACCAGCTCCAGTGCGTCAAGATAATCCAGCCACAAATTATATTGCGCCAGTTCGTCACCTTTCAGACGACCAATAGCGGCTTTACCGGGCCATTGCTTACTGTTCATGTATTCGTTGGCCAGGTTAATTAGTAGCTGTCTTTCTGATTCAGTAATTTCAATAAGCTCTTCATGAGTAGGTGGAGGAATATCTGCCCACGCAGGTAGTCCATCCTCTCCCGCAATACGGACTTTTCCTTGTGGCGGTTCAGCCATAAACTCACTGACAATATTTTGATTCACCTCCTTAGCATCTGATAAATCCCATCCCTCTGATTTATATTTATCAATCATATCCACAGGGAAAAAAGCATTATGCCTTGCGCTATAAACATATTCGTTCATATTAAATCACCCTGAATAAAATTACTCGCCAACAGCCCACCAACAGTAATTCATGGTAACAGTTGGACTTGTCGAGGTTGTTCTAAAGGCAGAATAAAACCCTGTTAACCCTGGCTCTTCAGTTGTCATCATAAAACCACGACCACTCCCGGCAGTTGAACCACCATCACCAGAATGTGAAAGCAAGGCAATATCAGCTTTTTTAGGGAAAGGTATATTAAATTCTACCCGTAGTGTCTGACTCGCAAGCGTAGGAGACACACGCCCACGACCATATTGCAGGATTTTCCCGTTGGGTAATTTCATCCATCCATCACCACTGGCAAAAGAGGCCATGTCCGGTATCTGATTCGCCCCTGTCCCTACATTCCTTTTAGCCGCTTCTCCCAAACCAACGTTTAAGAAAATGCAGCGATTACGACTAACTGGCATCATCCCCGGTATTTATTCAGGGGATTGATCATGCTTATTGGCTATGTACGCGTGTCAACAAATGACCAGAACACCGATTTGCAACGTAATGCACTGAACTGTGCGGGATGTGAGCGGATTTTTGAGGACAAAATCAGTGGCACTAAGTCCGACAGACCGGGACTGAAAAAACTGCTCAGGACATTATCGGCAGGTGACACTCTGGTTGTCTGGAAGCTGGACAGGTTGGGGCGCAGTATGCGGCATCTCGTTACGCTGATAGAAGAGCTGCGCCAGCGTGGCGTGAATTTCCGAAGCCTGACTGACAGTATTGATACCAGTACCCCAATGGGCCGTTTCTTTTTTCATGTCATGGGTGCCCTGGCTGAAATGGAACGCGAACTGATAGTTGAACGTACCAGGGCGGGGCTGGCTGCAGCTCGCGCCAAAGGCAGAGTAGGTGGACGCCATCCTAAGTTGACCACAGAACAGTGGGCACAGATTGGACGCTTACTCGAGGCCGGAGAATCAAGACAGCGTATTGCACTGATTTTTGATGTGGGTGTTTCCACAATTTATAGAAAATTTCCGGCAAATAAGAGCAATGAATCCCCCTGAATCAGCATTATTTTGATTATCCCTGCAAGTAGACAAATACCGTCATTTTGTGTGAATAACGGTACAACTGCGCTTAGCTGTTTGTCGGGCACAATCACTTCAACATAGGGCGAAGCCTAATCCAATCAGGAGGTTCGCCACTATGGCTCAGGATTACCACCACGGGGTGCGCGTTGTTGAAGTCAACGAAGGCACCCGATCCATTACCACGGTGAGCACCGCCATCGTGGGTATGGTCTGCACGGGCGATGATGCCGATGCAAAAATGTTTCCTCTTAATAAACCCGTGCTGATCACTGATGTGCTGACTGCCAGCGGTAAAGCGGGTGAGTCCGGTACTCTGGCCCGTTCGCTGGATGCCATCGCTGACCAGGCAAAACCCGTGACCGTTGTTGTGCGTGTGCCGCAGGGTGAAACGGAAGAAGAAACCACGACCAATATCATCGGCGCAGTGACCGCTGAAGGTAAAAAAACAGGTATGAAAGCCCTGTTATCTGCCCAGTCACAGATCGGCGTTAAACCGCGCATTCTCGGCGTGCCAGGCCACGACACCAAGGCGGTAGCTACTGAGTTGCTGAGCGTGGCGCAAAGCCTGCGTGGGTTTGCTTACCTGTCAGCGTATGGCTGCAAGACGGTACAGGAGGCGATCACTTACCGTGAAAACTTCAGTCAGCGTGAAGGAATGCTGATCTGGCCCGACTTTACTGGCTGGGACACGGTGCTGAATGCCGAAGCAACGGCTTATGCCACCGCCCGTGCGCTCGGTCTGCGCGCCAAAATTGATGAGCAGACCGGATGGCACAAAAGCCTGTCCAACGTGGGCGTGAACGGTGTCACCGGAATTTCTGCTGATGTGTTCTGGGATCTGCAGGACCCGGCAACCGATGCAGGTCTGCTGAACCAGAACGACGTCACCACGCTTGTGCGCAAGGATGGTTTCCGCTTCTGGGGTTCCCGCTGCCTGAGTGATGACCCGCTCTTTGCCTTCGAGAACTACACCCGTACAGCGCAGGTACTGATGGACACGATGGCAGAAGCACACATGTGGGCGGTGGATAAACCGCTTAACCCGTCGCTGGCCCGCGACATTATCGAGGGTATCCGCGCCAAAATGCGCAGCCTGGTCAGTCAGGGCTATCTCATTGGTGGTGATTGCTGGCTGGATGAGTCGGTGAACGACAAAGACACGCTGAAAGCCGGAAAACTCACCATCGACTACGACTACACGCCAGTGCCGCCACTTGAAAACCTGATGCTGCGTCAGCGCATCACCGATCAGTACCTGGTGAATTTCTCCAGCCAGGTCAGCGCGTAAGGGGACAACATGGCTTTACCACGCAAATTAAAACACCTGAACCTGTTTAATGACGGGAACAACTGGCAGGGGATCGTTGAGTCGCTGACGCTGCCGAAATTCACCCGCAAATATGAGAAGTATCGCGGCGGCGGAATGCCGGGTGCAGTGGATGTGGATCTGGGGCTTGATGACAGTGCGCTGGACACAGAATTTTCCATTGGTGGTACTGAACTGCTGCTGTTTAAACAGATGGGCAAAGCCACGGTGGATGGCATCCAGTTGCGCTTCACCGGCTCTATCCAGCGTGACGATACCGGAGAAGTGCAGGCCGTGGAGCTTGTGGTGCGTGGACGTCACAAAGAAGTGGATTCCGGCGAGTGGAAGACGGGCGAAAGCAACACCACCAAAGTGACCAGTACCAACAGCTACGCGAAGCTGACTATCAATGGTGAGGTGCTCTATGAAGTGGACCTTATCAACATGGTGGAAATTGTGGACGGTGTGGACCTGATGGAAGCGCACCGCAACGCCCTCGGCCTCTGATGTATCTGAACGGCGCGGAATGCCGCGCCAGAACCCAATTTACAGGACAGCAAAATGAGCGATAAGCAGACTGAAAAGACTATTAAACTGGATACTCCCATCATGCGCGGTAAAACAGAAATTACCGAAATTGTGCTGCGTAAACCGCAGTCCGGTGCGCTGCGCGGCACACGCCTGCAGGCCATTATGGATATGGATGTGAACGCGATGATGACCGTGATCCCCCGCATCTCCAGTCCGGCACTGACTGCACAGGAAATCGCAGAGATGGACCCGGCAGATCTCACTGCCATGTCGGTTGAGGTTGTCACTTTTTTGTTGAAGAAGTCGGTGCTTGCCGGTTTACCGACAGCCTGACGGTTGACGATCTGGTGGCTGATATCGCCACCATCTTTCACTGGCCGCCATCCGTTACTGACGTTATGCCGCTGACCGAAGTGCTGGAATGGCGGTATAAAGCGATTCAGAGAAGCGGGGCCAACGATGAGTGATAATAACCTGCGCCTGCAGGTCATTCTTAATGCGGTTGACAAACTCACCCGCCCATTCCGTGCTGCACAGGCCAGTTCGAAAGAGCTGGCTGGCGCAATTCAGAATACCCGAAACAGCCTCAAAGAACTGAATAAGCAGGCTGGCAGAATTGATGAATTTCGCAAGACGCGCTCGCAACTAGCCATAACAGCCAACAACCTGAACGCAGCCCGCGAAGAGGCGGCAAAACTCGCCACACAATTTGCTGCCACTAACAGGCCAACCGCCGCGCAGGCAAAGTTATTCAGTCAGGCCAAAACACGAGTACAGGAACTTCAGCAGACCTATAACGGCTTGTTGGGGGCGGTCCAGAGACAACGTCAGGCACTTAAAGAATCAGGGATTGATACCAGACAACTCAGTAGTGCCCAGCGAGAACTTAAGAAAAATGCTGAAGAAACAAGGCAGGCACTGGAGGGCCAGCAAAGAGCACTTAAACGTCTGGGTGAACAACAGGCACGGATGAACGCTGCCAGAGAACAATACTCAAGACGGCTTGAAGTGCGCGATCGCATCGCAGGAGCCGGAGCCACTACCACGGCTGCAGGGCTGGCAATGGGTGCGCCAGTGATGGCGGCAGTAAAAAGCTATACCAGCATGGAAGATGCCATGAAAGGTGTGGCAAAGCAGGTCAATGGTCTGCGTGACGATAATGGCAACCGCACTGCGCGTTTTTATGAAATGCAGGATGCCATCAAGGCTGCCAGCGAACAGCTGCCGATGGAAAACGGTGCGGTGGACTTCGCTGCACTGGTTGAAGGTGGGGCGCGCATGAACGTCGCAAACCCTGACGACAGCTGGGAAGACCAGAAACGTGATCTGCTGGCCTTCGCCAGCACGGCAGCAAAGGCGGCAACAGCCTTTGAGCTGCCAGCGGATGAACTGTCAGAAAGTCTGGGGAAAATCGCCCAGCTCTACAAAATCCCTACCCGCAATATTGAACAGCTCGGTGATGCGCTGAACTATCTGGATGATAACGCCATGTCGAAAGGGGCAGACATCATTGATGTCATGCAACGCCTGGGCGGTGTGGCTGATCGTCTGGATTATCGTAAAGCGGCGGCACTGGGTTCCACCTTTCTGACACTGGGCGCTGCGCCGGAGGTTGCAGCCAGTGCAGCAAACGCGATGGTGCGTGAATTGTCCATTGCCACCATGCAAAGCAAGAGTTTCTTTGAAGGGATGAATCTGCTGAAACTCAATCCTGAAGTGATTGAAAAGCAGATGACGAAGGATGCGATGGGAACTATCCAGCGTGTGCTGGAGAAGGTGAACGCACTGCCGCAGGACAAGCGTCTGTCTGCCATGACCATGTTGTTTGGTAAAGAGTTTGGTGATGACGCGGCGAAACTGGCAAACAACCTTCCGGAACTGCAGCGCCAGCTAAAACTGACAGCGGGCAATGATGCGCTCGGTTCCATGCAGAAAGAATCCGACATCAACAAAGACTCACTTTCTGCTCAGTGGTTGCTGGTCAAAACCGGAGCGCAGAACACCTTCAGCAGCCTGGGCGAAACGCTGCGCCAGCCGCTGATGGATATTCTGTACACGGTGAAAAGCATCACGGGGGCGTTGCGCCGCTGGGTGGAAGCTAACCCGGAACTGACAGGCACACTGATGAAAGTAGCGGCTGTTGTGGCTGCGGTTACAGTAGGCCTCGGCACCTTAGCGGTGGCGCTGGCTGCAGTGCTGGGGCCGCTGGCAGTGATCCGTCTGGGATTCTCTGTGCTGGGTATCAAAACGTTACCTTCTGTTACGGCAGCAGTAACTCGAACCAGCAGCGCGTTGTCCTGGTTGGCTGGCGCACCACTGGCACTGCTGCGACGCGGGCTTGCTTCATCGGGCAACGCCGCAGGTTTACTTACTGCGCCGTTGTCGTCTTTGCGCCGCACGGCATCACTGACGGGAAATGTCCTGAAAACTGTAGCAGGTGCGCCAGTTGCACTTTTGCGGTCTGGATTATCCGGTTTACGTGCTGTTGCTGTGATGTTTATGAATCCTCTGGCGGTACTGCGCGGTGGACTGGTCGCCGCAGGCACGGTGCTGCGAGTACTGGCATCTGGTCCACTGGCGATGCTGCGCGTTGCCCTGTATGCCGTATCTGGTCTGTTAGGTGCTCTGCTCAGTCCGATAGGTCTTGTGGTTACTGCACTGGCGGGCGTGGCGCTGGTTGTCTGGAAATACTGGCAACCCATCACCGCATTTCTTGGTGGCGTGGTGGAAGGATTCAAAGCGGCGGCAGGTCCCATCAGTGCAGCATTCGAACCGCTTAAGCCCGTGTTCCAGTGGATTGGCGACAAAGTACAGGCGCTGTGGGGCTGGTTTACTGATCTGCTGACGCCCGTTAAGTCGACCTCTGCCGAACTGCAGAGTGCAGCGGCAATGGGGCGGCGATTCGGAGAGGCACTGGCGGAAGGGCTGAATATGGTCATGCATCCGCTGGACTCCCTGAAATCCGGCGTTTCCTGGTTGCTGGAGAAACTTGGCATTGTCAGTAAAGAGGCCGCAAAGGCAAAACTGCCGGAAAGCGTGACGCGTCAGCAACCTGCGACGGTGAATGCAGACGGTAAAGTGATGATGCCATCGGGTGGTTTTCCGTCATGGGGATATGGCTTTGCGGGGATGTATGACAGCGGCGGGTATATCCCGCGCGGGCAGTTTGGCATCGTCGGTGAAAACGGGCCGGAAATTGTTAACGGCCCGGCAAATGTGACCAGCCGGAGAAATACAGCTGCACTGGCTGCCGTTGTTGCCGGAATGATGGGCGTTGCTGCCGCGCCAGCAGAGCTTCCACCGTTGCACCCTTTGGCACTTCCCGCGAAAGGTGGAGAAGCAATTGTGAGTCGCGCAGCCACTGTGCCGCTCGTTCAACGGATTGAGGCACCGACGCAGATCATCATTCAGACGCAGCCAGGACAAAGTGCGCAGGATATTGCGCGGGAGGTGGCACGCCAGCTTGATGAACGTGAACGCAGGCTGAAGGCAAAAGCCAGGAGTAACTACAGCGATCAGGGGGGATACGACGCATGATGATGGTGCTGGGATTGTACGTGTTTATGCTGCGCACCGTTCCGTATCAGGAACTGCAGTATCAACGCAGCTGGCGACATGCGGCAAACAGCCGGGTAAACCGTCGTCCGTCCACGCAGTTTCTGGGACCGGAAAACGACATGCTGACGCTTTCCGGTGTTCTTATGCCGGAGATAACAGGCGGCAGGCTGTCGTTGCTGGCACTGGAGCAGATGGCAGAACAGGGGAAAGCATGGCCCCTGATTGAAGGCAGCGGCACGATTTACGGCATGTATGTGATTGAGGGACTGAATCAGACTAAAACGGAGTTTTTCCGCGACGGTATGCCGCGCAGGATTGAGTTCACCCTTTCGCTAAAACGGGTGGATGAATCCCTGTCCGATATGTTCGGTGATCTCAGTACTCAACTGAATAATCTGCAGGACACGGCAACGTCTGCCTTAAGCGATATCAGTAAAACGGTGGGAGGGCTGCTGTCGTGAATTTCAGCTCTGAACTGCTTAACAAAGGCAACAAAACTCCCGCATTCAGCATCAGTATTGAGGGGAAGGATATCACCACTGTGCTGGATAACCGCCTGATGAGTCTGACGTTGACGGACAATCGGGGCTTTGAAGCAGACCAGCTTGATCTGGAGCTGGACGACGCCGACGGAAAAATCGTGCTGCCGCGCCGTGGTGCGGTCATCACGCTGGCGCTGGGCTGGAAGGGGCAGCCGCTTTTCCCGAAAGGGGCATTCACGGTGGACGAGATTGAACACACTGGCGCACCGGATCGCCTGACTATCCGGGCGCGAAGTGCTGATTTTCGGGAAACGCTGAATACCCGCCGTGAAAAATCGTGGCATAAGACCACCGTCGGGGAAGTGGTGAAGGAAATAGCCTCGCGGCATAAGCTGAAGATGGCACTGGGTAAAGACCTGTCGGATAAGCTCGTAGAGCATATAGACCAGACTAATGAGAGTGACGGTAGTTTTCTGATGCGGCTGGCGCGACAGTACGGTGCCATCGCGTCGGTGAAAAATGGCAATCTGTTATTCATCCGGCAGGGACAGGGCAAAAGCGCCAGCGGTAAACCACTGCCGGTGATCTCTATCACACGTAAAGACGGCGACAGTCACCGCTTTACCCTGGCAGATCGCGGAGCCTATACGGGTGTAATTGCCAGCTGGTTGCATACCCGCGAACCCGCGAAGAAAGAAAGCACTACGGTGAAGCGTAAGCGCAAGACTAAGAAGCAGAAGAAAGAGCCGGAAGCGAAGCAGGGCGATTATCTGGTGGGTACGGATGAAAACGTGCTGGTACTTAATCGCACTTATGCCAACCGGAGCAACGCCGAACGGGCAGCGAAAATGCAGTGGGAACGCCTGCAACGCGGCGTTGCATCATTCTCGCTACAACTGGCGGAAGGGCGGGCAGACCTCTACACAGAAATGCCTGTGAAGGTCAGTGGCTTTAAACAGCCGATAGATGATGCGGAATGGACCATTACGACTCTGACACATACCGTCAGCCCGGATAACGGTTTTACGACCAGTCTTGAGCTTGAAGTGAGGATTGGTGATCTTGAGATGGAATAAATGGTTCTCAATATTGAATAATGGTGTATCATTATTGTAAATATAGCAAAGATGAGGAGAGTTGATAAATGATGAATTGTCCGTTGTGTGGTCAGGCCGCACATACTCGCAGTAGTTTTCAAGTCTCCTCTCAAACCAAAGAGCGTTACAATCAGTGCACTAATATTGAGTGTGGGCATACGTTTGTAACGCATGAAACCTTTGTTCGTTCTGTTTGTCGTCCCGAGAAAATCAGTGCCGCCCCACCGCATCCCAAAGGGATGCAGGAGCAATTAGTTTACTGATACTAACCCGCCGCTGGCGGGTTTTGAATAATATCGAGACAGTTATTTGATTTTTGACACAAGAAGAATGCAAATGATTTTTTAAAATTATTCTATAATAACTTATTTGATTTTAAATATTTCATGAATAGAGAACTCTTTTAATTCATTGCTTTCGTCTTCAACTCTGGTCTTTTCTTCATTAAATTCGTTAAATAACTCATCAAATGGTCTATGAGTTAAAGAGTTGTATGGGGAGTTAGGGTTTATTTCATTTATTAGTGCGATATACATATTTGTTGCCTGCATGCCTAACTCAAAAACATCAGCGGTAAGTTGGTTTAGTCTTATTCCTTTTTCTGTGTTTAAGCTTATATTCCAACGAGTTAATGAGCCAATTATAGATCTTGCCTTGTAGGCTGAACTTGTTGCTTTTTCGATGTTTTTTGCTGCTTCATCGAGCTGTTTAACTAACTGAGGGTCCTTGGGGTTATTAGTGTTTTTATAAATCTTAATAAGTGTCATATTTAAAAATAAGCTTGAAAAACTATCTATGCAATCATCGAGAGACATCAATGCTGTATCTATTTTACTAATGGCATTATCGGATAGTTTATCTTTAAATAAGTTTTTGAATGCACGAACGGCGTAGGTAGCTAAAATAATATTTGTTGTAGCTATTATAATGTCACTTACAGTCCCCGTATAGTTTGGGGCAATGCTTAATGAACGAAGGCAAAGATAAATAAACTGCATACAGGCTAAGATTAAAAGGACAAAAACTATTATCACAAGATATCTATTAACTGGCATTTTTTTGTTCAGGTTGAAGTCCATAGTAGCCTCATATTGAGATTAGAATATAGCTTGAAAGTAGAGGCGTGTGTGCGATCACTCATAAGGATAGAGGGCAATGTGGGTGTACCCAACCCTAGTCCATGGCTATCGCCATTTTGCCGCCACTACCAAAGAAAAAGGGGCTACGTTTTCACGTAACCCCTTGTTTTATTTGGTGGAGCTGGCGGGAGTTGAACCCGCGTCCGAAATTCCTACATCCTCGGTACTACATGCTTAGTCAGTCTTTACATTCGCTTGCCAGCTGCGGACGGACACGCCACTAACAAACTAGCCTGATTAAGTTTTAACGCTTCAACCCCAGGCAGGGCTTCCACGCGATCTCTTTTGGGTTTGACCTCTCTTGATCCCCGTCCTAAGAGCGGAGGCTAGGGAGAGAGGGCTCTAAGCAGGTTATTAAGCTGCTAAAGCGTAGTTTTCGTCGTTTGCGACTATTTTTTGCGGCTTTTTACGAGGCCAACCGCCCCTCGGCATGCACCTTGGGTTTCGCAAATCCCGTCGAATCCAGAATCAGCCCCAATGTGTAAAGGTAAGTATACCAGATTTATGAGCGCCAT